AGCCAGGCCTTGCTGCGCGGGTCGAGCTTGCGCGGCTTGGCGTCGGCCGAGCTGCTGTCCTTCAGCCTGACCTCGAGGATGCGCGACACCTCGAAGTTGGCGACGTCCAGCGCCAGCGCGGTGTGGGTCGATGTGCCGGCCACGACATCCTGCGGCGTGCATTCCTCGCGCCCGAAGAGCGAGCGCTCGTAGAAGTCGTTGCAGGTCCGCTTGATGTGGTGCAGCGCCATCTCGGTCGTGCAGCCCGGCAATTCTGGCAAGACGTCGTCGAAGAAGCTGGCGTAGGTTTTCATCCGAGCAGCTCCGCAGCGAACATGTTCAGCAGCATCTGCGCACGGCCCGGGCTGGCGCCATCGTCGTCCTTGGTCTCGGCGCGGCCACCGACGTAGTCGGCCACCGTCTGCTCGAAGCGCGCGGCCAGCGGGAAGGTGCCGCCGAGCGCCAGCGCGGTGTGGCCGACGTAGGCCGTGCCGACCATCAGATCCGGCCGCAGCTCGAAGGCGCGGTGGATCGCGGCGTTGGCATACCCGAGCAGCAGCGCGTCGCTGTACCGGGCTTTCTTGGTGTCGTTGAGCGGCGCGCGGGCCAGGTCAACTATGGCCTGCATCGTCGACATCGATCACACGGCTCGCTGGCGGTTCAGGGTCCGCACGGCGCTCATCACGTCGACCTTGGGGTCGGTGGAGTCGATGCGCACACCGAAGGCGCGCAGCGCGTGGTGGGCCAGCTGCGCCTTGGTCATGGTCTCCAGGCGTACCGTGGTGTCGATCTCCTGCAGCTCGCGCATCTCGTCGAGCAGCGGCTGGCTCGTCGGCCGCTCGGCCGTGATGCGCTGGCCACGCTGCGCCACCGGGCGGCGATCCTCGAATTCCGGGTGCTCCAGCAGCAGGGCTGCGACCCACGCAGGAACGGCCGAGATCTTGCCTTGGGTGAAGACTTCCTTCGACCCGTACAGGTGGTCCACCCAGGTGTCGAGCTGTCCAACGTACTTGATGGGGATCAGGGGCATCTTCGTCCTCGGTGCGCTCAAGAGAGGGTAGGAACCAGGTTCCTACCCTCGATCAACGCACGTTGATCACTTGCTGCCGGCGAACTCGCCGAAGGCGGCGTAGTCGGCCACACCCGAGGCGCCGGTCACGATGGTGCCGAACAGCACCTCGAGGTAGCTCTCCTTGAGCGTGGTGAACACGCCGGCCTGCGGCATCACCAGCTTCGCGCCGGTGGTCGCATGCGAGGCGTCGGTCGCGGCCGTCACGGCTGTCGAGGCGGTCGCCACGACGGTCGTCGGCACGGTGCTGCCATCGACGTGCGAGATGCCGATGGAGGCCGGTGCGGTCGCGCCGAAGGCGGTGCGCACGTTGATCATCAGCACGCACAGGCGGAAGCCGGCGGGCAGCTTGCACGGGCGCAGCAGGTCGCCCGTTGCGGTCGCGGCGCTGGGGGACACGGTGCCGAAGTAGGCAGAGGCCTGATCGATGCCCGGAAGGGCCTTCGTCAGGAGGTCGGAAGCGTTGTAGGTAGCCATGTTCAGTTCTCCGAAAGTGGGGTTGGTTGAGTGGAGCCTGGTTGCCCAGGCCCCGACTCATCAGGTCAACGGCACCGCAGTGTCAAGGACCATGACGCCATGGTCGGTGGGGATCTTCACGCCCGACTCGTCGTAGTTGAAGCGCAGCTTGGCCTTGCCGCCCATGCAGTCGCCGGCCACTTCGAGGTTGCGCTCGAAGTTGTAGTTGCGCTCCAGCCACGAGAAGAAGTAGTCCGAGGACTTGTTCTTGCCGTAGACGTTGCCCAAGGCCTGTGCGCCCAGCAGGATGGCGCGGTCGACTGCGAACGTCGTGCCGAAGCCGCCAGGGATGGTGGTCGTCGATTCCACGGCCGTCGCGGCGTTGCCTTGGGCGATGTATTGGACCGAGTTGCCCTGAGCGACGTTGCCGTAGAAGCGGACCGCACGGTTCAACTTCTTCACCAGGATGCCGTTCCACATGCCCACTTCACCCTTGAAGAGCGGGTGTTTGGAGCCGTAGCTGGCACGGTTCCAGGCGTTCTGCTGGAAGGTGCGCAGGGCGGTCGTGCCCGAGGCCGACAGCAGCGAGCTGTACTGGCGCGGGGTGACGTACATCACCCACATCGGATCGTCGGCGGCGGCCGGGTCATCGGCAATGCGCACCGGCTGCAGCGGGTACTCGAGCTCGTCGATGTAGGTCCGCAGCGCGTCGATGTGCTCGAGCTTCAGCACGTCGGTCGTGGCAATCGATGCCAGCTGCAGGCCGCCCTTGACGACGGTGGTGCCGCTGGCCACGAAGTGCCGGTTGTAGGTCGGGGCCTGGACCGTGTTGACCATCACGTCGGCGAAGTTCGCATCGCTGGCCAGGGGCACGACCCAGTCGTTCTGCGACTGGAAGCCGCGCGCGCCGGCCATGAACACCAGGCTCGACTGGTCATCCAGGCGGGCGAAGTAGTTCGTCAGCTGCGCCATGGCGATGGTGCGCAGATCCTGCAGCGTGCGCTGCTGGCTCATCTTGCCGCCGGCATCGACCACCTTGGTCATCAGGTTGATGCTGATGTCCATGCTGGACGAGGTCAGCTTCTCGCCGCGACCTTCAGCGATCTGGTCGCCCGTGATGGGCGCGCCGCCGATGACGCCGAACAGGTCCAGCGAGATCGTGTCGCCCGAGGTCTTGCTCAGGTCGGTCACGCGCACGATGGGCATGTCGGGGACCGACTGGCCCTTGATCTTGCTGATGGCCTGGCCGGCGTCAGCCGACGGCCCGGTCAGTTGACGGCCGAAGCCGGGCATGCGCTGCGTTTGGGCGAACAGCGCGACGGAAAACAGCTTCCGACTGAGGGCATCGCCCTTCAGGACTTGGGTCTGAGACATGGTGGTCTACTCCGAAAATATGGTGGGCCGAATCAATCAGGCGGCGCGCTGCAGCAAGGCCGAGAGCTGGGTCATGTCCATCTTCATGAACTTGTTGCCCAGGTCTTGCGCCGACATCGTTCCCAGCTGCGTGATCTCGTCGGCTTCGGGCGGCACGCCACCCGGGATCTCCGACAGGTTTCGCACACGAGAGCTGGCCTGCGCGTCGGCGATGGCCTTGTTTGCGGTGGCCGCAACGGTGGTTCCTGGCTTGGCGGTCGCGGCTGGCGCAGGCGCAGGCGCCGACTCCAGTTGCGTGCGGTATTCCTCGGGCAGCTCGGTGGGGCCATAGATGGCTTCCATGCCGGTGACGACCTTCTGGAACCGCTCGTCGAACGACAAGCCCTTGTTGCGCGGGTTGGCCTTCAGCTGGTTGTCGAGCTTGACCGCCTCGGCGAACATCTCCGGATCTTTGGTCTGCCAGTAGCTCAGCGTGCTGTTGTTGTCGATGGCTTCCTGCACGGTGTTCGACGCGCGTTGCGTCTCGGCCTGGCGGCGGTTGCCTTCGGATTGCTGCACGCTGCCCAGCTGCTGGGTCAGCACTTCCACTCGCGCCATCAGGGCCTTGATGGCCTTGCCGGTCGCCGGGAAGTCTTCCGAGATCTGATCGATTTCGTCGTCACTCAGCTCGGGCGTTTGCGCGGTGCCGGCGGCTGGTGCCGTGGTGCCTGCATTGGCCTGCTGTTCCAGCGCTGTGATGCGCTCGAGCAGTTGCTGCTGAGCGGCCTCGGCGGCCTGGCGCTGCGCACGCTCGGACTCCAGGACCGAGTACGGAATGCTGTGCTTCCCGTTCTTGGACTGGATGACCGGCTTGGGCTCGCCTTGCTGTGCCTCGACCTGCGTCTTCTCTTCGCCAGCTGCGGTCTTCTCTTCACCTGGTGCGCCGGACGCCGCGCTTTGTTCGCCAGTTCCCTCGGTGACCTGCTCCACGGCGGGCACACCCGACGTCCCGGCCACGAGGGCCTCGATGTCGGTGCCTTCCGGGAGTTCACCCGGGTTTGCCATGTAGTAGTCGAGATCGCGCTTCTGTGTCATTTCCTGTTTTCCTGTTTCGTAGGACGACGTGATTGGCCGCATCCACCTGATGTCGCTCAGGCCGCAATGGGTACGACTTGCCGGGCAGTGTTGACCGCAACAAAAAGCAGGGGTAGTCATGCGCACAACAAAATGAGCAGACGAAAAAAAGCCCGCCGAAGCGGGCGAATCCACGAGGAGCGGCGTGGTTCAGTCCATCAGCATCTCGAGCAGCAACTCTTCCAGGATTGCCTCTTCCTCGCGCTGGTCTTCGATGGGGTCGAAGGTGATGGTGGGTGGCGCCTTGAGCACTGACCCGAGGCTTGCAGCCGCCAGGGCCGGCGCCTTCTTCGGGGCCACGGGCTTGGGTGCAACGGGCTCGACGACAGCTGCTGCTGGTGCTGGCGGCTCCTGCCGCTTGATGCGCTCGTACAGCCGCTTGCCGGCCTGGTGTGCGGCCGCCAGGTGCTTCTCGTGAGCCTCGCTGTCGGGCCCGCCACCGTACTGGCCGATCTCGAGGACCGTGCCGTTCTGGCCAGTGCCTGACACCAGCGCACCGTCGCCAGACAGCAGGCCGGTGGTGGTGTGCGTCGTGTTGTGGACGGCCGCGCCAGACAGCGCACCACCATCGCCAGACAGTGCGCCGGTTGACGTATGGGTGACCGAGCTGCCGAGCCGTGCTGCAGTGCCGGCGATGACTGCGCCCTGCCCTGACAGCGCGCCGGTCGTCTGGTGGTTGGGCGTGTGGACAGCAGCGCCAGCGGTGACGGCCCCGGCGCCCAGCAGGTCGCCAGAGGTCTGGTGGTTCGGCGTGTGCAGCGCCGTGCCGGTGATGACTGAGCCAGCGCCAGCGAGCGCGCCAGTGGTGTCGTGAGCGCCAGGCGCTGATCTCGACGCCGAGCCGCTGGTGACCGCGCCGCCGCCGGCCAGCGCGCCAGAGGTGTCGAAGGCATGGAACCGAGTGGCCACGCCAGACAGCGCTGCGCCAGCGCCTGCGAGCGTGCCGCTGGTCCCGAACGCATGGAACCTGGCAGCTGTGCCGGCCACCGTCGAGGCGCCGCCAGTCAGCGCGCCGCTCGTGCCGAATGCGTGGAAGCGAGTAGCAGAGCCGGCGACCGTCGCGCCGGCCGTCGTCAGCGCACCCGATGTGGCGAAGGCCCTGAAGCGCGTCGAGGTGCCGGAAATCGCAGCGCCTGCACCGGACGGCGCACCACTGGTGTCATGGCTGACAGCACCTGTTGACCTTGCTGCCGATCCGGACAGTGCGCCGCCACCGGCCGACAGCGCGCCAGACGTGCCGAATGCGTGGAAGCGTGCCGACGTGCCAGCAATGACCGACGCGCCGCCGCTCAGCGCACCTGTCGAGGCATGCAGCGCTGCATGGTTCGACGTGCCGGCCGTCGTCGCGCCAGCGCCTGCTGGGGCGCCTGACGTGGCGTGAGCGCGGAACCTGGTGGCAGATCCGGCGACGACCGATGCAGCGCCGGTCAGCGCGCCAGATGTGGCGTGGGTGACAGCGCCTGAGACCCTGGCAGCAGAGCCTGCTGTGACTGCACCCGCGCCGGCCAGCGCTCCGCTGGTGTCATGCGTGACTGGGCCGCCACCGCCTGACGTGGTGTCGACGATTGAGACGTCCCACCACGCCGCCGACTGTAGCTCCTCATCGAACCACCCGTCAGGTCGAAGGCCTCCGTCGAACCAGCCGTTGAACGCCATCGCTTACTACCAGACCGGCGGCGCCGTGAAGGTCACTCCATCGAACTTCCAGCCTACCGTCTCATCTCCAGTGCGCTCGATGATCTTGTGCTCGGTGTAGATCTCTTCGAGTTGAGCGATGGAGTCCACCGAGATGCACTCCTCGACCAGACCGTCCCGGTTGACGATGACGAAGATCATGTTCAGCGCTCCATGATGGCGAACTCGCCGCTGATGAACGACGCGGTCACGGCTGACGCGAGGTAGCAGTGCAGGATGCAGCTTCCGTTGTAGATGCGGATGCCCGGCGTGTTCGGGATCTTCTGTGCCGTGACCGACGGGACGTTGGTGCCGATGGTCGCGATGTCGCGGGTGATCAGCATCGAGATGGCGCCGGCCACCAGGGACGTCCCGAGGGTGACGCTCTGGATGCTCTGCACGCCCGTGTCGCCAGCAGCGAGGTTGAACCATGTGATCGTCCCGATGACTGGGCTGATCGTGATCTGCGAGCCGGCGATTGCAGTCAGCGTGGCGGTGCGGCCCGCTGTGCCCTGGCTGTTGGTGTAGCTGACCGTCGCATTGGCGATGGCGGCAGCGTTGGTGTTCGCCGTCGTGGTCAGCATGGCGATCATGCAGCCCTCGCCGGCAGTGCCGCCATTGATGTCGCGCGCCGGCAGTGTTGGCGTGGTGAACGCTTGTGCTGTCAGCGTAGTGACCACCAACCCGCTGTTGACCCACAGCACGTCGAAGAACAGGTGCGAGTGGTTGACGCTGCTCGAAAGCTGAAGCTCGGTGATGTAGTTGGCGCCCGTGGCAGGGTTGGCTATCGGGATGCAGCCGAAGTCGGCCGAGGTGGTCCCGTCTGTCGCGCGGCCGTTGACACCCGGTGCGCCGGGCGCCCACGCGCCAGGGAATCCGGCATCCTTGCTCGTGCAGTACCAATACCCGATGGTGTCTGCCGCCGTGCCGCTCTTCATGAACCCGATGCTGCGGCCGTTGTAGGCCCCGAGTCCTGCCGGCGGGTACTCTGCTCCAGACTGATCCCGGTGGACCCAGCTGCCGTCCTCGCGATAGCCCATGTTCTCGCCGGGTCGCAGGATGAATGACATCAAGCTGACGCTGCTGGTGCCGTCAGTGTGCTGGACTTCGACGTTGCAGTTCGTGCCTGAACTGGTGTTGGCGATGTACAGGGCCTTGACGTTCCGCTGCGTGCTTGCTGCCGGCGCGGCCACAACCGTCGTCGTCGCGGCAGTGGTGATGCGGGTGTTCGTTCGGCCTGGCGTGACCGTGGTGCCGCTCACGTCGACATAGGATGCGTGGCACTCGATGGTGGTGGTCGCAGTCCCGGTGACGATGCGGATGATGTCGGTGACGGAGGTGAGGAGCAGCATGGTTACGCCTGTATTTCGATCTTGAGCCGCGTGGCCGTGCCGCCCGTGACGGTGATGGTGGTGGTGGTGGTGATTTCAATCATTACCGGCAGGGGATGGGAATCAGGCCGTCAAGCATTCGCCGCAACCCACGCCTGGAACGCTGCGACGTACCGGGATGCAAGATACTGAATGCCCCAGTGGCTGGGGTGGCCGTCGCCGGTGTTGGTGCTGTAGTACGGAGTCCCGACGTTTGCATCGAGAAGCCACGGCTCGACAGTCGCAGCGGTGCCGACTGGTATGAAATCTATCAGCGCATCGCCCGCTGCGTTTCGCTCTGCCACGACGGTAGCCAGGTCCAGGTCTGTTTGCGTCGAGCCAGAATTTATCTCGCTCAACAGTAAGGTGGACCCGAACACGACGATTGACACATTTGGAAGTGCCGCACGGATCGTAGTGAACCAAGACCGCATTGCCGCGAGTCGGTTGACTGACGTGTCTAGTCGGTCGTTGTGGTCCCCAGCAACAATCAGCACGTCGGGGTTGGACGCAATTACTTGGGCAATGCGCGTCGTGTTCGTGAACGGGTTTGAACTGCTGCCTGCGGCCACAAAACCAGTGCCCCCGACGGCCATGTTCCAGACATCTTTCACGCCGCAGTAGTCCGCCAATATGCTGGGCCAGTCGCAGCGCCATGTCACTGGGTTGTTGTTGCCGCCAGCCGTCAGCGAGTCACCCTCAACGACGATTCGGAGCGACCCCGCTGCTGCTGGTGCGATCTGCTCTCCAGCATCAACAATGATTTGGTCCAGCCCGGAGCTCGGATGGGTGTGAAACCAGATTTCCCGTGGCCTCCTATCGGCGAACGTGATAAGCCACGTTCCTGGGTTTGCCCCGGCTCGCTGGTTGCAGATGCCGAACTCAACGATTGGCGAGCCGTTGACCTCTGCGTTGATGTAGACAGGAATCTGCCCGCTGCCCATTATCCCAACGCGCTTCGATGACGTGACGAACCCATACCGGAGCGAGCTGCACTCTCCGAATCCAATCAACGACGCATTGCTGGAATCGCCATACCAACTTACCCCGCCCGAATATGGACCGCGCCCTTGCAAGTAAGCCCCTTTCATGTACTTGCCGGTTGCTGCTGTCACGGTCATCAGGCCAGACGAAGAGGACATCGTGTAGACCTTCGTGCCGCCGCCCAAGCTGGCGACGGTCACGGCAGCGAAAGAAGCGGGCGTGTCAGGGTTTGCTGCCGCTACTGCCTTGACTGGTCCCAGGTAGAACAACACGGCCGTCCCGTTGGTAACCGAGTCGCCAGCATTGCCCGGCACGCTGGGCGCTCCTGCTGCTGTCGTGCCCTGAGTAATGACGGCCCATGCAGCGCCACCGCTGCTGTATATCTGCCCCAAGTACACCACTGTCGACGCAGGAAGGGCCTCCATCGCAAGCAGAGGCGCGGCGGTCTGGTAGTTCTTCACCCTTGCGGCAGCGATGCTTGCCGATAGCGCTGTGAGAGTCTGCTTGCGCTGAATCCCGCCCCCTGACACCAGGGCTTGAACAGCGGCAGACGCCGCGCTGGTGAGTGGCGCGACATACCCGGTTCCAGACCAGTCGCATAGCGGATTTCCTACGACATCTTCCAGCATAACCAGAACACCCTGCCCCTGGAATGGAAGGGTGGCGAGCTGCTTCAGCGCAATTCTGATGTAGGTGACGTGGCTCATGCGACGATGTCCTGGTGATAGGGGGTGATGCGGCAGGCCAGCTCGCTGAAGACGCGGCGGTCGAACAGCGTGCGGAAGGTCTCGGCGAGCTCACTGCAGAACCAGCGGTCATCGTCTTCCCACTTCGAGGTGCGGAAGAAGATGCCGGCCAGCGCCGACCAGTCGTAGGGCTTGCCGACCTGCGCGTCGAGCCAGGCCCTGGCATCGCCCGGGTTGTTGACGACCATGCTGATGTCGCGGCACACCGGGTAGTGGGCGAAGAAGGCCAGCTCGTCGTGGACCTTGACGCCGCCCTGCAGCATGGTGGAGTCGTAGACCGTGCCGCGCTCCTCGTCCCAGATCGCCGCATGCGACCAGCGCGACCCCATGTAGGTGCGCAGCAGCATCGACCCCAGGCTGGAGTTGCGGCACAGGATCAACTTCATGTCTTGCCCTCCGGGTCGTACAGCGGAGCGAAGCCGCTCTGCAGGTTCGGGGCCCGACGCGCTCGGTTGAGATACGCCAGGGCGATGGTCATTGACGTCGCCACACCGTGGGCTTCGCCGTGCAGGCCTCGAGCCAGGTACTGCTCGCGTTTCGCCTTCAGGTCCAGGATCAGTGGATGGCTCGCATCGACACGCACATCAGGCCGGCAGCGCGGTGTAGGTCAGCGAGCTGCATGACACCGTGTCGAGAGCGGCCACGATCAGGCCGTTGGTCATGTTGATCGACGCACCCGTGGCGGCCACGTCGCAGTGGATGACCACCGTGCCGGCGCTGGTCTCGAGCGTGGCCGTTGCAACAGCGCTGGCATTGCCGGTCGCAGCGGTGTCGCTGGTGATCGCATTGGCCGTGGCCGTGCCGGTGGCCGATGCGCCGAACGCCGTGGCGCTCAGGCTCAGCGTGGCGACTGCCGTGCCAGGCGCGCCGACGGTGCCGGTCAGCCGGTACTTGAGCTTGCCGCTCGCGCCGATCAGCGCGGTGACAGCGTCGGTGGCCGCATTACGCGCTGCCGTGCTGTGGGTCGTTGCCATAGTCTTCCTCTTCG